TAACATGATCCCTCCGTACAACGATTAGCCCATACTATCCAGACTGCTATGCCTGTCGCACCTAACACTAACACTAATTTACCAACTTCAATTAGGTATCCAAACATTTTATCATAGAACGCATCGTCTTCTTCTTTCTGATGTTTAGCTTTTTCTTTAGCTTTTTGTGTATTCTTTGCTCTAATATCTAATCGTTTCTGTCGTTCTTCCTTAATAGCTTCAAAAGTTCCTTTGCCAAACTTGTTATCTATTTCTGTAGCTAAATTTTGTAATGCTCTTTCATTTTTCTTTTGTTCTAGTACGTCATTAGCTACTGCACTAATACTCGTATCATCATCATAATCAGCATCTCCAGCTTTCATGCGAAGTAACTGTTGCATCCTAGTTTTAGGTAACTTCTTTTTTACTTTTTTGGGTTTAGCTTCTGATGCATGGAATAATTTATCTAACCCACCAGCTATGTCCTTTAAATCGTTAGCACTTTCTAGGAGTTTCTTAGTGCCAGCAATCGCAATTCCAATTGTTAATGGGTCCATATCACTACGGCTTATTAGGCCAAGCGGCTGTGTTATCAGCAGTGTACGTTGCTGGGTAGTTGCGTAAAGCTAAACGATAAGCTTTTTGTGCATCGCTCATTGTATTGTCAGATGCGCCCCACCAATCAGTGTCTGCTAACAGCTGGTTACGTTTTTCTCTAATGTTTGCTAAAGCCCTCGCTGGTGCGGCATCTGCATATGCTTTATCAATAATATCTTGTGCGGCTTCTTCCTCTGCCGTGTAAGCTATATTTCCGTCTGAAGTGCAATGATGTCTTGCCATTTATTTAATCCCGTACAATAAAAATTTACCGCTAACCGTGCCAGCAGACATTAAGAATCTCATGCCAGTCATGTTAGAGCTAGATGCGTCATTCACACCACCAGCTCCATAATTTATTGACCAGCCTTCTGCTGACGCTCCGTTCCAAGTAAAGAACTTGTAACTGTTTGATGTTGCTGGAGCATTTAAAACATTTAAAACAAACCCCGTTCCTTGCGTTGAAGCAGAGCTAAGTTGATTTATTATATTAAATGCCGTTGTCCCATTCATCGCTTGACCAGAATAATTATTTGATGAATTACTTGATCTTACAAGATGCCCGTAATACACAGACCCAGTGATTGCAGTGCTATCAAATATCACTTGCATCATAAGCGTTTCTGTACTGTTTGATCCAAATATATCAACACCTCTGACCATGTAATTGCTATATGTCGTTGTGAAGTTACCAGTTAAATCTACGGTTGAAGCCGTTGAAGCATTTGTTGTGCTTAACAAAACCATGTCTTGTGAAGCAGTAGGTAACGTAGCGAATGCTAAATTAGCTGACCCATCAGTCTTTATGTATTGACCCGCACTGCCATCAGCATCAGGAAAAATAAGGTTTCCGTCACCAAGTCTTACCTTACCACTTCCGTTTCCTGTTATAGTTATAGCGCCATTAGTTGTAACCGCTGTAACAGCATCAGACTTCAAAGTAGACATTCTATTCTCCTTACGGCTTAGTAGGCCAAGTAATTTTGTCCATATCAGCTTGAGCTGGCACATCCCTCAAAGCTTTTCTGTAGGCTTTCCAAGCGTCTGACATAGTCACATCTGAATTTGCCATCCAATCTGTCTCAGCCAACAAAGCGTTTCTTTTACTGCGTATTCCTACCATTTTTCTAGCTGTAGCCGCTGTAGTTGCCGCTGAATCGTCTCTTGTTACAGTTTTTTTAGCCATATCAACTGCCCAAAAATCACGATCACCTTCGGGGTCTTTAATAGAAAAACCGTTGTATTCTTTTGCATGAGCAACAGCATCAGCTTCTTTTTCAAACGGCTGATACTTAGCTAATTTATTGTCTTCTGTTGCGCCCGTTATAGATAAAAACATTTTAATCTCCTAAAAATAATGAATTGCAATTCTTCCGTTTGTGTCTGACCAAGTCTCTCCATCGGCTGGGATAGAAATTTGAGTTAATGCGCCTGATAAAGTTTTAAACCCAGTTCCAAATTGATTAAAGACTGTTCCTAGCCCATCTGCGCCAGTTGCAGAAATCCAAGCAACCCACGTATGTTCTCCTGCGTGTGCTCTTTGTAACAGCCAGAAACCAGTCTGTGCAATGTTGGCATCTGAATAACCTCTAAATCTCGACGTAGTTGTTCCATGATTTTCCGATGTTCCACCTTGTAACCGTCCAGTGAACATTGAGTACCCAGACGTTTCAACGCCGCCACTGTCACCAATTTGCATTTGCATCTCTCCACCAAATTTAGCTTTATAGAAAGAAATTATAAAAGTATTTGCAGTTGCTGGTAATGAGCCAAAAACTGTTCCTCCACTACTTGTTGTTGTAGCGGCAGACGCATAGGTACTGCCACCACCACCATCTGTGAATGCTAAATTACCGCTTCCATCCGTTTTGATGAGCTGACCCGCACTTCCATCAGCGTCAGGAAATAATAAATTGCCGTCGCCTAATTTAACTTTCCCAGAACCTTTTCCAGTAATAGCAATGTTCGTATTTGTTCCCGTTGATGCGGTTATGGCATCAGCTTTAATTGTACTCACATCAATCTCCTTCTTTTACATATATGTAATACTAATTGAGCCAGAACCATCAAAAGTGTTTGCTGTGACAATAGCTAACTGTGTTAATTCCGCAGACAATGATTTTACTCCTGCACCCCAACCTAAATCTCCTGCGTCATTCCAACTATGTGTTTGAACCCAAGTAAAATTTGCCGCGTCTTTTAGGGTTAGTGTAACTGTTCCAGAAATATTATTTGCCGCAATAAAAGATGTAACAATAGGAAATTGACTTGTAGAAGTTGTAGTCTGAGTACCAGCTTGCGCCTCTGTATGACCAGCAACGTAACCAGATGTCTCAAGACCGCCAGCATCACCGATTGTAACGCCCATAGTTCCAGTCGAATTTGATGAAAGCGCTTCTATATTTATAATAATTAATTTTGTCCCTGCTGGTATACTTCCAAAAGTTACACTATTTCCAGACGTAGCGGCTGTGTCAGACCCTAATGTTATGCCAGCCGCATCTACAAATGCTAAATTACCACTTCCATCCGTCTTGATGAGCTGATTGGCACTACCGTCTGCATCTGGGAATAATAAGTTGCCATCACCTAGTTTTACTTTACCAGTGCCAGCACCTTTAATTGTAATAGCAGTGTTGGCGTTTGCGGCAGTTATTGCATCAACTTTTAAATCACTCATTATAGCACCTTAAATGTTGCACCAGAGGATAGTGTCACAGTCACTCCACTAGCTATAGTTAATGGGCCAGTAGCTGAACCGTTGTCAGTAGCTGCCATTGTCTGACTGGTATTTAAAGTTTGTTCGTTCACTCTGATAATATCTCCACTACTACCAACAGAAGAACCTGAAGCACCCTCCCCTAAGAAAGCGCCTCCTCCTCCCCCACCGGGAGCTGTTCCTGCAAGACACCACCCTGTCATGCGGTAAGTACCAGAACCATACTCTACAAATTCAAGCTCATCTCCAGCCTCTGTAGTAAAGTTTGCTGCACCCGCTAGGATTAAATTACTTGCGTGATGTGTTAGTTGAACAACTCCATCAAAGTGTAACTTGATAAGAGTACCAATACCCCCTGTAGTATTTATGGAAGTAATAGTTGTTGTTCCTGTAACGTCAAAGTAGTTACCATCTGTGCCGACTGCTAACGCTCCATTACTGGCTACATCAGCACCTTTAGACCATTGCACTTGGTGACCATTTGCATCAAGATCACCACCTAGTTGAGGAGATGTATCATCAACTAAGTCATTCATGTCTCCTTCGCCAGCTGGTCCTTGAGCACCTGTTGAACCTGTTAAGCCTGTTGAACCTGTAGCTCCTTTGTCTCCTGTACGTACAAACTGTACGTTAATAACATCTCCATCAGTAAACGAGCCAGCACTTGTAACGTGAGTAACTACAATCTTACTATACGTAGATGCAGAAGTTACAGCGCCAGTAACATTAAAGGTAGCAAAGATAGCTGCATCTGTTTGTTTAACAAAAGTAATAGTACCTCTAAGCCCTACAGTTGTACTATCATCCCACGTATCAACCTGACTATTTATACTAGTTCCAGCAGCGTTATCTACATCATCTATATAAAGAACATTAGCAGATGCTATGGTTGCATTGTTTAACCATAGTTTTCCTGCACCTTGATCTGTGTCAGTAGTAGTACTTTCCCATAACATTTCTAGAGTAGCTGGTACAGAACCTTTATCACCTGTTCTAGTAAAATGGACTGATACTGGATCAGTGTCAGCCAGTGTACCATCACCACTCATATAGTTTACAGGTATTTTTGTGTACCCTGAAGCATCTGTAACAGCTCCATCGATTTCAAAAACCGCGTAATTAACAGCAGAAGCTTTTTGAACAACGTAGATATAACCACGTGAAGCTGCGTTAGTAGAGTTATCCCATGTTTGTACAAAGGTTGAGATAGCCCCACCCCCTGAATCAAGATCGTCTACATACATAATTGTAGCTGAAGCTACTGCTGCATTAAACCATACTTTACCATTACCTTGATCTGCATCAGTCTGAGTAGTTTCCATAGTCATACTTAGACCGGGAACTTGCCCTGTAGCTGCTGTAAGTTGAGCAAAGTTAACCCCATCTGCTGCACCTGTTCCAGCTGCAACATTAAGAAGTTTCTTACTGTTCATATCTAAGTCAGCAGTTAATGTATTAGGAGCAGTCCCACTACGTGTAAGTGTTAATTCTAAAGCTGCTTCAATAGCTGCATTGTTATTATTGATTGCTGTTACTGCTGAAGTTTCATTAGAACTTAACTGAGTTAAATCTGTAAGAGTAAGTTTTGCCATGTTACGCTACATCCATTAAAATAGTTACAGTTGCTACAGCTCCAGAAGTGTTTGTTCCACCATCTCCTGCAATCTCTATAGCTCCACCAGCTGTTACAGTGTTTGCACCACTAGGAGAAGATAAGTCTATAGTTCCTGCACCAGAACCAGAGTGTGCTATTGTTATAGCTCCGTTAGTTATGTTAGTTCCTCCAATCTGAGGAGTAAGAACTACGTCAGCAGTTGCAATAGCTTTATTAATTACAGTGTATATCTTAGTTATGTTACCAGCTATAGGTGCAATAATCCAGTAAGATTGTGCAGTAGCTAAGTCATCTAAAGTTAAATTAAGTGAAACTAAATTAGTATTTTTAATTGAAGAAGTATTAAGTTGAGCAGCAGCTACTTGTTGCCACGTTCCTGAACCTGAACCATTTGCTACATAGACTTTGTTTACAGCAGCAGAGGCCACACCTTTTGGTTCATGGAGATCACTACCAGTTAGGTTTTCATGACCTGTATTTGCCATATTACATCCCTACATTTATTTAAAAGAAGTGGGGAGGCTACTTAACCTCCCCTTTAGTTTCTTAAGCTACTCGGTATTTAATTACCAAATCAGCAACGCCAGCTGTGAAAGCTGCTGTTGCAAAGATAGCAGACACATACAAAGGTCGTCCAGCAGTACCAGCTAGAGCAGCTGCGGCAGAACCAACTAAGGCTCCGTCACAAGCTACATGGTCACCGATAGCATCAATAGCTGTCTTAGCAATTGTTGCATCAATACCATCAGAATCAAGTACTGTGTAAGTACCGTCACCGTCATCATTCCAAAGACCGATGGTTAACGTACCAGAGCCTCCAGAAGTGAAAGCTTCCGTAACATACAGAGTAGCTGAAATAATGTGAGCACCACTAGGGATACCTACAGTAGGATGTGTTAAAGGTGCATCAGCACTTAGTAGATCAACTCCAGTGATCTTATAAACAGCTTGAGACTCATCACCCATTGTGCTTAAAGCACCTTGGATAGAAGGCTTAGTCCGTTCTGAGCCGAATTTAATTTCTAAGCCATCAGCGTTTGTGTATAGTTCACTTGCAGACATATCTATTCCCTCCTATACTTGGTCGGTGTCAGATAAGACAACGACTAGATTTTCAGGACGGTATAACTTAACACCGTAACGAGCAGTAGTTACATACTCTTCACGTTGGAAGTCTTTGTTATACTCAGAGTCTACTTGTGGCATTTGCCGCCATGCACCAATAAATGGTAGTACATCAGCAGCTGCACTAAAGAACAAGTTGGCTTTACCAGCAGCAGTAGTTGGTCCTGCACTGTCCATTTGTTCGTTAGCATCTGCTAAATAGTTAGAAGTATATACATCGAAACCGTAGATGTTCTTAATGAACTTCATGCCAGTAGCGATACCGTCACTTACAATACCTTCCCAACGTGGATTGTTAGAGATGTTGGAAATGTTAGTTAGTGTGTTAATCGTGTACTCAACAGACGGATCAACAATAGCTACTAAGTTTGTATCAGGTACGTTAGCTTTCTTTAGAGCGTAACGAGCCTTAGCAAAGTCTGCAACTGTGAATACTTCGTTAGTACCAGTAGCTACAAAGCGGTGGTCTGCACCGTTGATAGCGTTAGCAGTAGAAGCAGTCTGTTGGCTTTGCAAACCGAGTACCTTA